GAGTAAAAATACGACATAGAAAAACTAGATAGTTTTATTGATATGAATGCACAAACTACATTAAACAAGATCATGGTCGCGCTTGGTATGAACGAGAAAGCGGCTGTTGAGGTAACTCTAGCAGAACAAAAGTTAGAGGACGGCACTATGGTTGAAGCCCAAGAATTTAAGTCGGGTGAAGCAGTATTTGTAGTCACCGAGGATAAAGAGAAAATGGCTATGCCTGAAGGCTCTTATAAAATGGAGGACGGCAAGATCATGGTAGTCGATGATATCGGTGTTATCAAAGATATGATTGAGGAAGCCGAAGAGAAAGAGGAAGAGCCTGTTGAGGAAGCCGTAGAGGTTGAAGCCGAAGAAAAAGTGATGGAGCCTAAGAAGGTTCTTGAAAGCGAAACCATTTCTCGTGAAACTTTCTTTGCTGAAATGGAAAGCCTTAGAAGTGAATTTGCTAGCATGAAGGAAGAACTTGCTAATCTAGCATCACAAAAAGAGCAAGCAGAATTACAGCTATCAGCAACAGAAAAAGATCTCGAAGAGGTAAAAGCTAAGTTAGCAGAAGAACCTGCTTCTAAGGGTATCTCACATAGCCCTGAAGGCAATGTAGAGGCTAAATCACAAGTGCGTCTTGGTAAGAATGGTCCTATGACTACTGCTCAAAGAGTATTTGAAAGAATTTCTAAAATAAATTAAATAAAAATATCATGTCTAGAACATTATCACATGTGGCTTCACGCAAACCAATGAGACAAGAAACATTGAGCGCAGCAGCTACATTAACTGAAGGTCAAAGCAACACAACTTTTTGGTTGGATGCGGCAGCAGGTAAGACAATCACTTTGCCTGCACTAAAAGCAGGTCTATATTTTAAATTTGTGGTAGCAGATGCCTTTGCTACTGATAATTGGATTATCGACTCTGCAGAGGGTGATAACATCAATGGAATTTTAGTAGTAAACGGAGCATCCGTACCTGCTGATGCTGAAGATCAAATCAACTTTGTTGCTTCTGCTGAAAGTGTAGGTGACTATGTAGAATTTGAGTGTAACGGAACTTATTGGCTTGTTTCAGGTATTGGTAACAGCGCAGGTTCAATTACAGCAACTGATCCATCATAAGAATTATTAAAAGATAAAAAATCATGGCTACAAATACTAGCATAACCACAACGTATGAAGGTCAATTTGCAGGACAATACATTTCTGCTGCATTGCTTTCTGCGAACACTCTTGACAAGGGCGGTGTCCTTATCAAGCCAAACGTAAAGTACAAAGAGGTCGTAAAGACTCTAAGTACAGACGCAATCGTTTCTAACGCTTCATGTGATTTCGCAGATACTTCTACGATCACTTTAGCAGAACGTATCTTACAACCTGAGGAATTTCAAGTGAATTTGGAATTATGTAAAAAGGATTTTCGTTCCGATTGGGAAGCAGAGCAAATGGGCTTTAGTGCTTATGACTCTTTGCCTCCTAAGTTTAGTGACTTCTTGTTAGCACACGTTGCTGCAAAGGTTGCTCAAAAAACGGAGCAAACTATTTGGGAAGGTGTAAATTCCAACTCAGGTGAATTTGACGGATTAGTTACTTTGGCTCTTGCTGATAGTGACGTGATTGACGTTTCAGGACACGCAGCAGTAACTAGCGGTAACGTAATTACTCAGTTAGGATCTATTGTAGATAAAATTCCTTCTACCTTGTACGGACGCGAGGACATGTTCTTGTATGTATCTCAAAACATTGCAAGAGCATACGTTCGTGCTTTAGGTGGATTTGCTTCTAATCTAGGGGCTAATGGTACAAATGCACAAGGTACTCAATGGTACAACGGAGGCGAACTATCATTTGATGGTGTTAAGATCTTTGTTGCTAATGGATTGGCAGATGATACTGCTGTAGCAACATATCGTGATAACCTATTCTTTGGAACAGGTTTATTGAGCGATCATAACGAGGTTAAGGTCATAGACATGAGCGAGGTCGATGGATCTCAAAATGTTCGTGTGATCATGAGATACACAGCAGGTGTACAGATTGGTATTGCAGGTGACGTGGTATTGTATCACGCATAAGATTGATTGAGGTTTAATCAAGAGGGCAGGTAGGCAGATGCTTGCTTGCCCTTTTTTAATAAGAAATAACTATGGCATGTCAAATTGCAGCAGGACGTTTAGAACCTTGTAAGGATGTAGTAGGTGGATTACAGGCGGTCTACCTATCTAACTTTGATGCTTTCACATTCGATGATATCACTTATGGTGGTACGGACGGAGAGGTGTCAGCAATAGCAGGTACTCCCGAGACGTTTAAATATGAACTTCGTGGAACAAGTGACTTCAATGAAACTATCACTTCATCACGAGAAAATGGAACTACCTTCTATGAGCAGGTACTTACATTGAATCTAAAAAAGTTGACTCCTAAAAGTCATAAGGAGATCAAATTTATTGCAACCAACCGCCCGAAGGTATTTGTGGAGGATAACAACGGAAACATATTTCTAGCAGGTGCAGAATTTGGTATGGATCTAACAGCAGGAAACATCACAAGAGGTGCTGCTATGGGTGATTCTAGTGGCTACACTCTTACCTTGACAGGTATGGAGCGTCAACCTGCAGAATTTCTAGACGATACTTTGCCCAATATAGGAGTAACGATTAGTTCAACCAACATAAGTGACATTTAAAGATCCCTGTATCTTTGTCTGCGAAGGTGATCTCTATATGGGGTCACTTTTTTTTTGCATTTATTTTTTGTAATTAAAAAAAAGGTTATATATTTACAGAGTAGAAAAGGGGGTTAAGGTAATGTATTTGCCAACCTAACAAGCGAAAGCCTTGTAAAAATACGGCTAGGAGCAGCGAAATGATACCACCCCCCTTTGAAACACATTATTAACTAACAAGCAATAACATGAAACAGATTACAAAATTAGAATGTGCAGAGGTAGTTTTACCATTAGGACACAAAGTAGACTCTTTAGAAGGTGTACGTTACACCGAACTTGTAGAATGTCTAGGCGAACCAACATGGGACTATCCTAGTGGTGATGACAAGGTGCAGAAGGAGTGGGTTGTGATGTTTGGTGACGAGCAGTTTACAATCTACGATTGGAAAACGTATGATGCTGAGTACACTATGACGCAGCTAAAGGTGTGGAGTATTGGTGGGACTAGTAGTGGTTTACATTTTCGTGATGCGCTGCTTAGAAAGCTAGGACATACTAATGCCATGAGCCTTTAAAAATACAGGGGGATCTACGGATCTCCTTTTTTTTTCTTAATTTATTTTTTATTTACAAAAAAAGTATTATCTTTAGACTATTATTAAACAACAAGCAATATGAAAAACAAGTTTATTTACAACCAATGGAAGAATGACGTACTAGACGTTATTGAGGACGCGGTAGCATCTGCATACAGCAGTCACCGCGATGTAGACGAGGACTTTATTACTGACCTTATCTACCAAGAAATTGACCGCAGCGTGATTTACTATGCGGACGCATGGGCTATAGCCTATGAACTAGCTGACAGCGATTGGGCAGACATGGCTGCAGAATTTGGCGAGATCACTAATATCTGCCAACTTGCATACGCGGCACTTTATGACAAGGTGCAAGAAGATCACCAAATGGAATCAAGTTATTTACTAGAATACTTTAAAGAAGAGGAAGAATGAAACTAGGTACAGAAACAGGTTCGCTAATGAACCATTTGAGAAGCAATGATCCCACACCACCTGTAGTCGGTAAAGGGGCTACAGAATTGATGTGGACAGACAGGCACGCATACTTTGTGAATGCGGTGTCTAAGGACGGCAAGCGATGCACTATAGAACGTGCCAAAGCAATACGCACAGATGATAGAGGCATGTCGGATGCTCAAAACTATAGATATGAGCGTACAGGACACACCACAGAACTACGCTATAAGTGGGGCAAGTGGAGAGCGCAAGGTAAAGACGAGTGGAGTAAAGACAAATGGTATCCTGTAAACATAGTGTTTGGATACATGGACGAATACTATGACTTTAGTTTTTAGTATGCTTGTTAGGAGGGGGGCTGCCATGAGGCAGTCCTTTTTCATTTACGGACATATGAAGCGCAGCGCGTTATATTGATATGACGATATTGAACTCACAGAACATCTATCAATCTATAACTTGCTTTCCTAGAGACATTCTTACAGGAGAGGCTATTAGTCAATATGCACTTAGAATAGTAGATCAACAAAAGAATGCAGAGGTAGGTGTAGAAATTACGTCAAGAACTATAACCAATAAGAAGCTAGTAATTGAATTTTCATTGACTACGATTGATGAAAGGTTCTATACTACAGAGGTCTATAATAGATCTACAAATAAAATTCTTTTTAGAGGGGTGGCTTTCGCCTGTGACACTACACAGAGTCTAGATAAGTACACCATGTACTATGGGGACAACATCCTGCCAACGGCAAATGATCAAACATACATCACTTTATGAGGTTCTTACAACTGAATAGCTACACAAGTCCTAAGATTGTTGAGGACAAGCAGAATGACTATGTATCCTATGGCGTAGACAACAACTACTATCAATACCTCATAGATCTATATCATTCGAGTCCAACTAACAACGCAGCCATCAAAGGAATAGCAGACATGATCTACGGAGAAGGTCTAGAGGCTGTGCAAGCAGATCGCAACTTGCAAGGATACCTAGAGGTCAAAACGATATTCAAAGACGACTGCATGCGTAAGATTTGTCTAGATCTAAAGATGCTAGGTCAAGCTACGTTTCAACTCATTAAGTCTAAGAACGGCAAAAGATATGTAAGGGCTATGCACTTTCCTGTGCAGACGTTACGTCCTGAGAAAGCAAATAAAGACGGGGACGTTGAAGCCTACTACTATAGTGCAGATTGGACTAAGATCCGAGAAGAAGAGTTTAAACCTGTCCGTATTCCTGCCTTTGGTTACGATGAACAGGCTAATGAAAGCATTTACTGCATCAAACCTTATTCTACAGGCAACTATTATTTCAGTCCTGTTGACTATCAAGGCGGTCTACAATACGCAGAACTAGAGCAGGAGGTAGCCAACTACCATTTGAATAATATCAAGAACGGGCTTGCTCCTTCCATGTTGATCAACTTTCATAACGGAGTACCACCTGAAGAGGAACAAGACGAAATAGAACGCGACATTACACGCAAGTTTACAGGATCTAGCAATTCAGGACGCTTTATCCTTGCTTTTAATGACAGCAAGGACAGCAGCGCATCTATTGAGCCTGTGCAGTTAAGTGAAGCATCTAACCAATATGAATTTTTGTCTAGTGAGTGCATGAGAAAGGTCATGGTGGCTCATAGGATCACTTCTCCCATGCTTTTAGGCATCAAAGACCAAACAGGGTTAGGGAACAACGCGGAGGAACTTAAAACGGCTTCTACGCTGTTTGACAATGTGGTGATCCGTCCATTTCAGAGAATAATCATAGAGGCTGTGGACAATATCCTAGCTGTTAATGGCTTCTCGTTAGATCTTTATTTTAAGACATTACAGCCACTTGAATTTACAGACCTAGCAAATAACCAAGTAGACGAAGAAACGCGCGAGAAAGAGACGGGAGTGGCTTTATCTAGCCAATCATGTTGCACAGGTCATGTAGATACAGACGAAGGACGTGTGGAATTAAACAGCGATCACATGAACATGTGGTTAGAACACCTGTCAAGTGTTGGTGAAATAGTGGACGAGAACGAATGGGACTTGATTGAAGAAGTGCCTGTCACAGATTACGATGAAGATGAGCAGCGATATAATTTCTATAGATCATATTCCACACCGCAAGCCAAAAGTGATCAAGACAGAGGTCTATTCAAGGTTCGTTATGGTTACGCTCCAAAACGAGATAGCGCAAACTCGCGTGATTTTTGTTCAAGAATGGTTGCTGCGAGCAAGGACGGGGTGGTATATCGTAAAGAGGATATCCTTAAAATGGGATCACAAGGTGTAAACGGACAATTTGCACCTAGAGGTAAGTCAACGTACTCAATTTGGCTTTGGAAAGGCGGTGCATACTGCCATCACTTTTGGACTAGAAAGGTGTACTTCCGCAAGCGTGCAGAGGGTGGACAATTCTTACCTAAGAGTACCACTAAAGGTCTAGAAAATGAACGTGTATCAAGCGTAAGTGAAGCAAAAGGAAAGGGCGCGCCAATACCAAGCAATCCTGCACAAGTTTCTACAAAGCCAATAGACACACCCTCACGAGGAAAACTGAATTAAGATGGCACAGGTACTATTAGTAAGACGTCAAGACATATTGAAACTAACCCCTATAAATGGGAATGTAGATACAGATAAGATCACGCCTTTTATCAAGAGCGCACAGGATATACATATTCAAGACATACTTGGAACAAAGCTATTTGAGAAACTTATAGACGGGGTGCAGAATGACAATCTAACTGCTGACTACAATACACTTCTAGTGACGTATGTTCAACCTGTCTTGTGTCATTTGGCTGCTGCTGACTTTTATTTGTTTCATGGTTACGAGATCGCAAATGGTGGGATCTTTAGACACCAAAGCGAGAACAGCACCACACCCTCAAAAAACGAAATAGACGCCTTAGTGCAAAGGCAAAAAGATATAGGGGATCATTATCGTAGAAGGTTGCTAGACTACCTAAACTTTGAAGCACCTAGCAAGTATCCTGAATACTACACAAACACCAATGATGATATGTACCCTAATCAAAGGACTAGATATTCAACGGGATGGGTACTATAAGAACGTATAAGCCAAAGGAAGTGAATGTAAAGAAGCTAAAGACCTTCCTAAAAAAGCAGAAAAAAAATGAGTTACGGAAAGATATATGATACCACTTGGTGGGGGGTTGGTAGAGATAACGCCATTGGTTGGGGATATGTCTATGCCAATTTAGGAAGCATTGCACCTCAACTTGTGAGTGCCTTTGTTACTCGTGTAGAGGCTGATGGTGGTAGTGTAGAGAATACTGCATGTCTTACTACTGATGTTGAATTTTTAACTCAAAACCCTTAACAATATGAGCTTTTACGACGACGCAAGTTTTGTAATGATTTCAAGCGGTGCGAAAGATGACAAATTGTATTCTATAAAACCGACAGACGGAAATGCAGATTTCACATTTCAACGCGACGGGTCAGGGGCATCAAAAGCCACCCTGATCAATTCGTCGGGATTGATAGAAAAAGGACACACGAACGAGGTTTTAAAATCAAACAATTTTGGTGACGGAACATGGGTTCAAACCGCAACGACAAGAACAAGCGGTCAAACGGGTTATGACGGAACAACCGACGCGTGGGAAATTGTACGTTCATCAAGTGGCGCAATGGCATTGCAACAAACGATTTCCGTGACGGGTGTTTTGACGTTTTCAATTTACGTCAAGATTAACGCATCAAACGGAATCGGTTTGAATTTCGGTTCGTTGGGTGCGAGTGAATATGCACGATTCAACATTAGCGATGACCAACAAACATCCGCCGCGACGGAAACGGGATTGATTGCGTCAACGCAAGAATACGTCGGGAACGATTTTTATAGGTTGTCAATCACGGCAAACACGACACAAACGTCCGTTCGTTTATACACCACAAGCGCAGATGGAACGTCGGGCGTAAGCACGGGCGCAACATACATCATCCAAGATGCACAATTGCAAAAGGGATTGGTCGCAACGGAATATCATGAAACGGATTCGACATCGGTTGGTTTTGGATTATTGGGCGATATGCCGCGACTCGACTATTCGGACGGCGCATCATGCCCGTGTGTTTTAATGGAACCTGCGCGAGAAAATAAATTGACACATTCGGAATATTTTGGCGCATGGACGGCACAAGCGGGAATCACGATTACAGACAACACATCGGAAACAACATCGCCCGAAGGCGTTTATAATGCCGCGAAAATCACATCAACGGATTCAACTAAGGGGTTTTTTCTTACCAATGCATCAGTCACGAAACCTGCGATTCGAACAATATATTTAAAAGGCGCATCGGGTGGTGAAGCACTTGCTTTGAAAGACGGAAGTGGTTTTGGCGGGACCACCAACATCACATTGACCACGGAATGGGAACGATACGAACACAAAACGACAAACGATGGTAAC